TAGATGAAGTTTATTGTGTATCAGTAAATGATTCTTATGTAATGAATGCTTGGGCAGAACATATGAAAATACAAAGTGTCAAGATGATACCTGATGGTTCTGGTAATTTTACAAGATTTATGGGAATGCTAATTGGTAAAAATCATTTAGGTTTCGGTAATAGGAGTTGGAGATATATGGCAGTTATTAATGATGGCAAAATTGAGAAATGGTTTCAAGAACCAGGTATCAATAATGAAGGCATTGATGATGACCCATACTTTGAAACAACACCGAAAAATATGATAGATTATTTACGAAATGCTAAGTAAAACTATTATAAATAATAATGAAGGCGATAATATAGCCTACACAAACACAACGAATATGTTTAATATAGGAGAATACATATGGATTTTGAAAGTCTAAAACAAAGTCAAAGTAACTTTGACGCAATCACAAAAGCTCTGGAAACAAAACTAACTCCAGAGGACCAATCAAACAAAAACAAATATCAAGATGACAGGTTGTGGAAACCTGAACTAGATAAAACTGGAAATGGTTATGCCATTATCAGATTTTTACCAGCGTCTAATCAAGAAGATATGCCGTGGCAAAGAGTGTGGTCACATGCATTTCAAGACAAAGGTGGTTGGTATATTGAAAACTCTCTAACAACACTAAATCAAAAAGACCCGGTGTCGGAAGAGAATACTAGATTATGGAATACTGGTGTTGATAGTGATAAAGAAATTGCTCGTAAGAGAAAAAGAAAATTATCATACTATTCTAATATCCTCGTAGTATCAGACCCTAAACATCCAGAAAACGAAGGTAAAGTTTTCTTGTTTAAGTTTGGTAAAAAAATCTTTGATAAGATTACAGAGGCTATGCAACCAGCATTTGATGATGAGAAGCCAATTAACCCATTTGATTTTTGGAAAGGTGCAAACTTTAAACTGAAAATCAGAAAAGTAGATGGTTATTGGAACTATGACAAATCTGAATTTGAGGGTGTATCGCAGATTAAAGAGTCAGATGACCAAATCAAAGCGATATGGGAAAAACAATACCCTCTAAAAGCATTTGTGGACCCTAGTAACTTTAAGACCTATGACGAACTCAAAGAGAAACTGAATAGGGTACTTACTGGTTCACGAATTACGGAGACCGTAGATAATGTTGACCTCCCACCACAGGAATCTACAACTTCCGTACAAATGCCTGAAGTAAATGAATCTAAGCCTGCTAGTGATGAGGATGATACCCTCGACTATTTTAGTAAATTAGCAAGCGAAGATTAATCCTTTCTCTCTCTTTACTCAGCATTTTAACCCTTAGCGAGAAATCGCTAAGGGTTTTCTTATAAATAGTGGTATGGCAGTTGACATATTTAATCCACTAAAAGACTTACAAGGTAACAAATTAAAAGGTGCCAATTGGTACCGTAATGCTGTATCTCTAATTACAGATAAATCTACACCAAGTCAATTATTTAAATCAGGTAAACTATTAGGTAGACCAAGTGCAGGCCGTATGGCAATGTTCTTTTATGACCCTAAAACAAAAGCAAGATTACCTTATTATGACACATTCCCATTAGCATTGCCATTAGAACCAATTAAAGGTGGTTTTCTAGGTCTAAACTTTCACTATTTACCATATGGTGCAAGATTTAAACTATTACAAGATATACAAACATACGCTAGTAACGGAAAGTTTGATAAATCAACAAAAATTCAAGCTGATTATAGCTCATTAAAGGGTAATAAATACTTAAAACCAACTATAAAAAAATATTTGTATAGTCAAGTAAGAAGTAATTTTTTAAGAATAGATGTTGACGAGATGGCATTAGCATGTTATTTACCAGTTGCACAATTTAAAGGCAGTACACTTGGTAGAGTTTTCGCAGCTGCAAGGAGAGTAATTTAATGGCAATATTAAGAGGCGGTAGAAGAATAGGAAACTTTGACTTTAGATTAGGTTTACCTAGAGATAAGTCATTAGTAGATATTAATAGCGACCCTAGACTTGCAAGAAAACCAGGTGGTAATCCTGAGTCAACCATTAACAGATTTTTAGCTCAAGTAAGTCAAGGTGAAGGTGTAAGTAGACCAAGTAGATACTTGGTAGTATTTTACCCACCTAAAAGAATTAAACCACTAACAGAAGCAGAATTATTGGCAAGTGAACATGGTGGTGGTAGTGCAGGAACAAGAAACGATTTAGATAGTTATGAGATGTCAAGAAATGTTGGCATGATGTGTAACAAAGTTACCATGCCTTCAAGAGATGTAAACACGGCACCCCATAATATGTATGGACCTGCTAGAAAAATGCCTTACGCATATAGTTTTAGTGGTGAGTTACAAATGACTTTTTATGGCGACAAGTATTTAAGACAAAGACAATACTTTGAAAATTGGCAGAAAAAAATATTTGATAATGTGAGCCACAATATGAACTACTATGATGATTATGTTGGTACTATGGACATTTATCAATTAGGTGCATTTGCTGGTAACGCAGATAGAGATAGAATATCATACGCAGTAAGATTGTTTGAGTGTTATCCACAAACAATAGGTTCTTATGATTACGGTTATGACCAAACAGACCAGGCAGTAAACATACCTATTACAATGAATTTTAGAACTTGGTCAAACTTAACACTAGACCAAATTAATGGTGCTGAAATAGGAAAAGCGTTTGCTGACGCTCCTACTATTAAAGCAAGTAAAGATTTCGGGTTATTTGGTGGCATACTAAATAGATTGCCTCCAGAAATCAGGAGAGTTGGTCGTGATATACTACAAACGACTAAAAGAAACTTACCTATTGGTAAGATTACAGGTGGAAGAGTATTTCCACCATTTTTATAATTAACAAGGAGATAATGATATGGCATTGCCTATATTAGAAACGGCGAAATATGAATTGACCTTACCTTCTACTGATTTTAAAGTGTCTTATAGACCCTTTTTAGTTAAAGAAGAGAAGTTGTTGATGATGGCGCTTGAATCTGGTGAGAATTCGCAAATCACCAAAGCATTGAAGGAGATTGTACAAATATGTACATTCAATACCGTAAATGTAGAAGCGTTACCGACATTTGACATTGAATATATTTTTTTAAATATTCGTGCTAAGTCGGTTGGTGAAATCGCAAAATTAAAAATTAAATGTCCTGACGATAAAGAAACTTACGCAAATGTAGAGGTTGATTTATCAAAGGTTGAGGTTCAAGTTGACGACAAACATTCAAATGAGATACAAGTAAATGATAAAATTAAATTTGTTATGAAGTATCCAACACTTGACACTTTTGACCCTAACATGGACGCTGGTAATATGAAGACTGAACAATTATTTGATGTAATTGCAAATACAATTTATGAAATCTATGAGGGTGATACCGTTCATAAAGCTTCAGATTACACAAAAGAAGAAATGTTAAAGTTTATTGAGTCATTAACTAGTGCTGACTTTGCTAAAATACAAGAATTTTATCAAACAATGCCTAGATTGGCACATGAAATCGAAGTTACTAATCCTAAAACTAAAAAGGTTAGTAAAGTTATGTTGAGTGGGTTGAACGCTTTTTTTCAATCGCCCTCTCCCATGACAACCTAGAAAACCATTTCCAGGTAAACTTCGCTTTAATGCAACATCATAAATATTCTTTAACAGAATTAGAGAATATGGTACCTTGGGAGAGGGAAATATATGTTAACTTACTTGTCCAATATATTAAAGACGAGCAAGAGAAACAAAGAGAGAGAAAAAAATGATAGAAGAAGCTAAAAAATCTATAGTTGACAAGACTAAATGGGTTTGGTGGTTTTTAAAAGAAGAACTACCACAATTCTTATCAAACTGGAGAACCGTGCCAAGACTTATGATGGTACTATATGGTCTAGTATTTTATGAAACTATGACCTGGTTCATGGCATTAGAAGCTCCTAATAACGCACAAGCAGGTTTTGTATCTGTAGTTGTTGGTGCTGGCGCTGCCTGGTTTGGTTTATATGTCAACGGCAAGTCAAGTAAAATTCAAACAAAAAAGTAGAGAGAAATGGCAGAAAAAACAATCATAGTAGAGAACGATTTAGACCCAGCAGGTGGTGAACCTGTGAATATTGAACAGACATTTAATTCGACTCAAGGTGATGTTCAGGCAGGTATAGAATTTATATACCATATGAGAGAGCATTTGGTAGATGTTGGTGTCGCAACGGTATATCTATTTGTTTGTTATGGCATTTACTTAACTATGAAAAAGTATATAAAGTAAAATGGCAGAGAATACAGGTAAAACAAAAGGGTCAATGGCGGCTGCAATATCAGCCGGTCAATCAGCAGTTGGTTCAGTATTAACTGGCTCAGGTGGTGGAGGTGCAGGTGCTCAAATGTCATTACCTGGTTTTGAAAACTTACAAAGTGTTAATGAAAGTATTTTAGAAACAAATAAAGAAAATGCCAGAAATACTAGTAGATTTACTGATATCTTACAAAAGATGTTTCAGTTTGACAAAGACCAATTTGCTAGAAGCAGAGACCAATCTACAGAATTAAGAAAAGAGGCAAGAGAAGGTTCTGCTAGGGACATGGATAGTCCTATAAAGGCAGATGAACTTACTGGTGGATTAG